ATCGTACACCACTTTCACGTAAAATGTCAATATATTCTTCAGCTTCGCCTAAACTGCATTCAAAATGTTTTGCTACGTACTCTACCAAAGTAGCAGGCTGTCTCTTTGTTCTTGACTTAACGTATTTCAAGAACGTTTTAGTTTTTGGGATCATCTCTCTATAAATTGTATATGTTTGTTGTTTGTTCTCGTATGGTAGAGTTTGAACAAAATTAGCTAGTTCAACATAATTTATATTCATAGATACATATCGATGGATTATATAGGAGTTCCATTTCTCCCATGATTCTTCCGAAATATTTTCAATAGGGGTTTTATAGAGGGTGATTTCATTTAACCACCCCCATAAATCTTTTATCTGTTTCTTAGGCATCTAAAGTAATATCTTTGTATTCGTCACGAAGATCTGGTGGAAGTGAATCAGGTAGGATTTTCTTGCTTTCCATATCATAGAAAACTGGAATTGGAATGAGTGAATCCTCTTCAGCTCCGATTAAAAATTTAGAGATTTTACGGACAATAATTGCTTGTCCAAATAAATGACCACCATCAAAGCCAGTTACAGCTGTTGTGTTTTTGAAGTCAATGTTCAACCTTGGTTGTTCTTGCATTTTATTTGTTTTTATTGGTTACTTTTTCTTTTCTATATTCTATAAAATCATGGATGAACCCTGCTGCTACAATTATGTTCATTCCAAATGACATTAGTAGTTCATGTAAATCAGCATAAATGGATGTCATCAAGTGAATATGTCCTACTGTCCAAAAAGGTACGGACAAATTACTTGATACCCACGAAAGAGTGTACTTTAGGAAATGTTTCATAATACTTCTATAATTTTTGCAATTGCAGACATTATGTTAATTTCTTTGTCTATTCGGAAATTTGCTTGGTAAAGGTGTTCGTTTAATATAACTGCAATAGATCCTTCCTTGCCTGGGGCGTATTTTGAACTGTATTCAAATAGTGAGCGGTATAGTTCCTCAAAATCCTTAACGTTTGAATCTGCTATAATTTGTCTAATTGCTACCCAGTTTTTCTTACCTGCTAGTTCTTTTAATACTTCTTTGATGTAGTTGTTTGAGGTCAAAACAGTTTCATCAAGTACAATAGCATCGTCTTTTACAGACATTTGTAAAACGTTTAACATTTTACGCATGTCAGGATAGTATTTTACTATTAGGTTTTTAATGTCTTCCTGTTTATAGGACAAAGACAATTGATCAGCTAAAATGTAAGTTAAATGATTATACACATCCATTTTAGTTGGAGGTACAATTTTAAGTACTTGGCAACGTGATTGTAAAGGATCAATAATTCGTTCTATAAAATTACATGTTAAAATAAAACGTGTTGAACGAGAAAATGTTTCAATTACATTTCGTAAAGCAGCTTGTCCTTGAATAGTAACAAAATCAGCTTCATCTAATATTACTACTTTAATTCCTTTCCAAGACGCAGAACTAGCAAATCCTTTTACTTTTTCTCTAATAGTATCAATACCATTTTCATCTGAAGCGTTGATATAGAGATAATCACAATCTAAATTTTTAACTATAATTTTAGCTAATGTAGTTTTACCTGTACCTGCAGGTCCATAAAAAATAAAATTTTGAATATCACCTTGATCAAGATATTTTTGAATTATATCTTTAACATTTTCATTACCTACATAATGTTTTAATTCAGTAGGACGAAAACGTTCTACATATAATGTATTTTCTTTCATAACCTTAATATATTAAAAACTTTTATTAGAACAAATTTATTTTATAATACCTGCTTTAACTTGAAAATTACGTTTAAGTTTACGTTCAAGTAATCTATTTAAATAATCTTGCACTTTTTGTTGAATACTACCTCTTTCTTTATTACTCTTAAATCCTGAAATTTGTAATATAGCGTTGTTTGGGTCTTGTTTAGAAGGTACTACTTTAATTTTTAAATCTGATTGGTCTGGTTTTAACTCGGAAATTTTAGATTCTAAATCATCTTTTAAATCCTTAGCATCCTCTACTGTTAAAATTGAACCATCAACATTTTTAAGAATATTATATGATGAAATTTCTTTTTCTTTTGTTTTTGGTTTTTTTTCAATTTCAGCATCTTGTTTATTAATAATGAAATCTTTTATACCTGCACTTTTCATTATCGTTCTAAGAATTTTCTCTAAAGTATCATCACCAGGAATATTTTTATTTTTTTCTCTAGGAAACACTAAAAGATTATCTTGTTTATCCCAACTTAATATTGAGGCTACACTAGTAAGAGAAGTAATTAAATCATCTAAATCAGTTTTAGTGTATCTAAGATTATAGAATGAATCTTTAACTTCTTGAGGAAGTGCATCATAACTTAAATCAATTAATTCTGATGTGTCTATACTAGGAACTCTATTTTTAATATCTTTAAGTTTAGCATTTCTCCAAACATCATTTGAACTATTCCATAATACTTTAGCTTTGGCTTTTTTAACTGGAGGTGCTCCTGGAGGGCCTGCTAAGAATTCTTTAGCTTGTTGAACATTAACATCAACATTTTGTTGGTATGATTTATATTCGCCGTAATTATTTAAATCTTCTAAAGCATCCTCAACATTATCTATTGGGGTTTCTTTAGTAGTTATAAAATATTCTTGAGGAGTATAAGTTCTTTTTCTGTTGTCTTCTTCCTCGTTCTCAAATAAAAAATCTAGTAATCTCATAATTATAAATATTTAAAAAAAAAGACCCGTTACATCGGGTCTCCATAGATATTAAAGCGTTTAATCGGTTCAGGTTGAATTTCTTTTTCTTCACTTCGAATAACATAAAGTTTACTATCTAAAGGAGATAAGCGAAATTCTGCTTTTTCTTGATTCATATCAAACCACGCTTCTAAAGCATCAGTAATTGATTTATGGATTACTTTATTTTTATCATTCACAAGTACCCACTGATCTCCAGGGGGTACTCGTGTTACGATAAGTTCGTTGTATTCTACTTTTTCTATTTTCATATTACATCATTCCCATCATTGACGGATCAAAACCACCGTCTGATTTTTTATCTTCTGGTTTATCTACTACTGTACATTCTGTCAATAAGATTGTACCTGCAATTGAAGAAGCATTTAATAAAGCGTTTTTAGTTACTTTATGTGGATCAATAATACCTTCTTCTTTCATATTAACAATAGTTTCTGTTTTAATATTAAAACCACTCCATACATCATCAGAATGCCCAATTTCCATATTAATCGGATACATATCACTTTCAGCATATCCTGCATTTTTCAAGATAACTTCAAATGGTTTACCACATGCTCGATAAACTAATTTTTTACCATAATTGAAATCATCTGAATTGTCTTTTGAAAAAGTAATACCTTCACGAGCATACAATAAAGCTGATCCTCCACCAGGCACAATACCGTCTTCAAGAGCGCATTGTGTAGCATGTAAGGCATCATCAACGCGGTCTTTTTTCTCTTTCATTTCAGTTTCTGTACTTCCACCTACATGAACTAAAGCTACTCCACCTACAAATTTAGATAAACGCTCTTGTAATTTTTCCATTTCAAATGGTGTTTGAGCATTTTCAATTTGATTAGTAAGTGACTCTACTCGAGATGTGATCTCTTCTTCAGTACCACCACCATCAATAATTGTAGTTTTTTCTTTAGTAACAGTAACTGTTTTAGCTTTACCTAACCATTCAAAGTTAAATTTATCTAACTTCATACCTTTTTCCTTATCAAATACTTTACCACCAGTTAAAATAGCAATATCTTCAAGGATTAATTTTCTACGTTCACCAAAATCAGGAGCTTTAACAGCACATACTTTAAGTGTACCTCTCATTTTATTTACAATTAATGCTGCTAACGCTTCACCATCAATATCTTCAGCGATAATTAAAAGTGATTTTCCACTTTGAGCTACACCTTCTAAAATATGAACTAATTCTTTTACAGGACTAAATCTATGATCTGCTATTAAAATATAAACATCATTTAAAATAGAAGACATATTATTATTGTTTGTAACAAAATAAGGTGATTTATATCCTCGTTCAAATTGAATACCTTCTACAACTTCAAGATATGTCTCATCTGTTTTAGATTCTTCAATATAAACTACTCCTTCACGTCCTACTTTTTCCATAGCACGTGAAATTAACTTACCAATTTCTGGGTCATTATTAGCTGAAATAGTGGCGATTTGTTCTAGTTGTTCTTCAGATGAAATTTTTTCAGAATTAGATCGAAGTGTTTCTAATACTTGTTTTACTCCAGCATCAATTCCTCTTTTAATTTCAACAGCATTTGCTCCTTCATTAAGTTTAGAAATACCACCTACAACTAATTCACGAGCTAATAAAGTTGAAGTAGTTGTACCATCGCCTGCATGGTCAGCTGTTTTAATAGCTGCTTGTTTTACCATTTGGGCTCCTAAATCTTCAATTGGGTCTTCTAAAGATGCAATTTGTTTTGCAACACTTACACCATCTTTAGTTGAAACAACCATTCCATTTTCAACATACACAACGTTTCGCCCATTAGGACCTAATGTTGCTACTACTGCGTCCGCTAAAGTATCAATACCTTTAACTAATTTTTTACGAGCTTCAGCTCCAAATTCAATTTTCTTACTCATGTTCTTCTTTATTTTCTTCTTTATTTACTCGTGCTAATATTTGATTTTCTGGGCCGATAAAATATTCGTCTCCTTCAAATTGAAGTCTAGAAAATCCCATTGTAGGTAAAATTACAATATCTCCTACTTTAATTTCTGTGTTTATAAACCCAACTCCAGCAATATAACGTCCAGGTCCAACTGCTATTACTGTACCTTGTTCATTTCTATCTTTACCAGCATCTGGGATAAAAATAGAACCAAATTGGGTTTCCTCTAATTCAAGAGGTTTAACGATAACTGCATCAAATAATGCTTCTAACTGTTTCATATTTCTATTTTATTTAACATTGATTCCATTCCTTCTTTAACTGTATTCCAAGTAGTAATGTATTCTTGGATTGAAGAATAATTACCTTGATTTGAATAAAACTTCTCTCTTGCAATACGATTTAAAGCATTTTTAAAACTTGTATAATATCCTACAACATTTTCTCTTTCTTTACCAGATGCTTCAGCACCTCTAAATCCTTTTGTAGCAATAGATTTTTCCATTACTGTAAAATTTGATGAATCTTTTACAATATAAAAAGGTTCAATTGCAGGATCTTTAATAGTACAATAACTAGATTGTGTGTCATTTTCATCCCTAGCAGGACGACCTTTGCTTTTTGTTTCTTGCATAACTTAATTTAAATTTATAACTTTAATATATGAAAACTATCTTGAATGTCCAAATTCTAGAATAAATATTAAAAAGCACTTTCTTCTTTACGTACCATATAATATTCACATATTGTATCTTCTGATTTAAACTCTAGTTTCATTAAACCTTGATAACTCAAATAGATGTTTCCATTTTCTAAATCTTTGTTTTCTTTTAAAATGTTTCTAAACATATCTGAGTTAAATGGGATTTCAATTTTTTCTTGTTTAATTGTACCATACATTTGGTAGGTAATTTTATTGTTATGACCTTGCTCATCTCCAAATGTAAATAAGCACATATCGTCTCCATTCATGTCAACATCAATTGAAAGTGTCATTGAGCTGATGCCTGTTAAAGCGTTTTTTGCTTTAACTAAATTGTCAACAAATTCTTTTTCTAGAGGCAAAACTGCATCCCATTCAGGTTCTGTTACAGAACCTACTTTTCCAATCAAAAGTGGATCAGCAAGTGCATATGTTAAATTAAAAGCATTGTCTGCAAAATGCATTTTGGTATAAACACTTTTACCCTTTTCTAAAGTAAACATTAAATCACCTTGGGTAATACCTAGTAGGTTCAACAATTTTTTAGTGTCAAAGATAGCTAATTCACTGTCTTCAACATCAAAATTTGTGTGAATGATTTTACCTATGACTTCTTTGTTTACAGACATAAAGTCAATGGTAAGTGTTTTGTCTTTGATTTTCCACTTGACGGATTCGTTTTCGCCCAAGTAGTATTTGTTTATAACCGATTGTAGAACTAATTTATTTACCATGTGT